CGACCTCTCTTGTATCCATCATTAAAGGCTTTGGCTTTGATGCTCACATAAACCCGATAACCAAGCCATAACGTTGAGCAATAAATTGCGAAGAAAACGCCCTCATTGAACATCGGCGTTCACCCCATAACGATCAAGCCAATAAGCTGAGATTTCTTCTCTGCTCAATCGCCCTCTTACTGATTTTCTACCTAACGACTCAATGGCATATCGGCGAATTATTTGGCCTTTGACGTAATTCTTACCATCAGACCAAGCGCCCGAAGTGCTATCAAATCGAATTACTGCTGGATTATTTATCACTTACGCTCCCGTTCTGTAATCCATAATTGGATTTACGGGATAAATCTATTTAATTAAATCCATTTACACAAGCAGCAGCTCGGAGTGTCGCAAGTCTAAGAACCCACAGAGCTTCTCCACTAGCCCTTTATTGGCGTAATCGGTCTTATCTGGAAGGGCCTTTAATTGCCACTCAGGCTCGTTTATAGCCCCTAAGTCGAACTGATAGACCCCTTGTGGGGTGGAGTTGATATACAGCGTCCTAGCGCCCGTTCTAGCCCTTATTTCGGCCAGATAATCCCACTTCTTCTTCTCAATCAATAGTGTGGGGTAATGGGTGCGGCGGCACTTCATCTCAATATAGGAGTCGCTAGTGATGCCGTCGTGGCGGTCGGTTGGTGAGACTGACGTTAAGTCCGGATAAATCGACTTTAGCGCCTCAAAGAGTTCCACCTCGCGAAGGTAAATTAGTCGTCCTCTTCCCAATCATCGAGCGGATTTTTTATTGGGTCGCTCGGATCAACAATCCAATCAGGGTAAGAACTTCTATCCATCGCAAAGGCGAGAGCTGTGCCTTCGTCCATTCCGGCTTTTCGGCAAGCGTCATAGACTTCTTTGGCAGCAATAGCCCAGAAATCCAGCTTGGTAAGAATTGGCTCCTTCGTCGTTTTGCGACGTTTTGCCACCTTCTTCGCCGGTTTCTTAGCGCGCTTTCTTGTTGCCACTTCTAGCCACCTTTGCCGAAAGGGCTAATTCTAACTGAGACTCCATCTTGTCGAGGCGCGACACAATGGGGAGATTCTCAAGTTTGATGATGTATCTCAGTCCGGCGATAAGTAAGCCGATTGATCCGAGAACGCTGGCGATAGTCGCGGCGAGGTCGGAGGCTGCCATTATTTGATTTTGCCGTAACGCTCGTAATTAGGGTTGAGCCAGTTAATCACGGAAGGCAACACACTCACAAGTGCCGCATTGAGAATGTAATCGGGTTGAAGTCCTACTGAGAGATATGTCGAGAGAGCCGTCGCGACGAATGTTTTCGCCCACGTTCCCGCCATCAGTTTCAATTCTGCCATTTTGTCTATCTCCTTCGAGGTCGAACCAGCTGCCGTTTTTGTCTCCCAAAGTTGTAAAGCTGACGTGAAAGTGCGACCGGTGAGGGTTTGCACCTCTGTATTTTCTGCGCTTCCAATTCATAATCGGACTCATAATTTGGCCGTCATAGATAATGTATTTGATGCGCTTATCGCCTCGCTTGGCGCATTTGCGAATCTTCTCAACAAGGGCGTAAGCCTCTTCCTTATGAGCGCCAAGATCAGCATCTAAATCTAATGCGCGAACAATCCCGTTCTTGTCGGGGTTGTGGTCTGACTTACGAGCTGAATGCCGAGTGTCGCCAATCCAACCATCGCTCTTGCGGTCGCGATCCATATACATATCGTCCACTTGCTCGCGCAATTGAATTCCGGCTTTGCAAAGTTTAGGCATTATCTTTATAGATTGTGCTAGATACCTAGAGCGGTCTTTAAGTCTGTGAGGTTAAGACCAACGCTAGCCAACTTTTCTTCGACTGTTGGCTCTGGTGGGATAACTGTGCCATTGTGGGCTTCGATTATTGGCTTGGCTTTGGCTTCATCATCCAAATCAATTTCAATGTTTCTATTGCCATTTTGAATGATTTTAGTTGCTTTGATGCCTGCTGCCTTTAATTCAGCCAATAATTCTGCACCATTAAGATTTGTAGGTTTATCAAATTGTTCCATCATTACCCTATCTTATACATTCCGAAGCTTGAATAACTAGCCCCACCTAAATAATTTAACGCTCCACCGCTTGTCTGTTGAGTCAATACTTCAACATAATCAGTAGCAACTAGTTCAACTACTCCGCTAAAAGTAATTACGCAAGAGCCAGTATCAGGAGTAATAAAATTGTTAAATAGTTCAGAGGTGCGATTAATTGAAATTGTGAATCTTCTATATCCTGTTGTATTTCCACTATAGCCGCCAACTGCATAAACAAAATACTTGCCGCCTTGACCAGATGGAACTGTCAAACGCTCGGTGTTTGTTACTGTGCTATGGAAGCTATTAGTGTCCCAACTTTCGCTATCAAAGGTTGGATAATAATCAGTCGAATTGGCAACGCTTTGAGCTGCAGAGTTATAGACTTGAACACCCACAAAAGCAGAACCTGCTGCTCCCCATTCTGGAGCTGTTGCCCCTGAATTCACTTTAAGGACTTGTCCAGCAGTTCCAATTCCTAATCTCGCTACTGTGTCGGCAGCTGTTCCATAAAGCAGGTCTCCAGCAGTAGTGATTAAATCGGTTGAGCTGTTAGTGATGACTGGTATTGGGCCTGTTCCTGAAGCAATAGAAATTCCTACTCCAGCCTGAACTTCAGTAATATCTCCAGCAGCGGCGGCACTCCAAGAAAAATCTAAATCAGCATTGCTTGCTTTGCTTAATATCTGTCCAGTCGTTCCACCTTTGAGATCAACAAGCGAGGTATCTATCGCGCTGCCTAGCGTTCTAATCGCTAAAGCGCCGTCCTTTACAAGGTCGGTGTCGTCGGGCGTCTCCCACCCGAAATTCGTTGTCGTTGCCATTAACTAATCACTCCAATCGCGTCCTGCCATTTTAGGGTATTAAGCACACTATTCCAGCTTTCTGCCGCATTGACTTGGTTCCATCTTTGGGCGATTGCCGAGAATTCTGTTGGTGAAGCATTAAGCGTTATTGACAGGCCCGAGACTGAGGCTCTGAATGTCCAGCCTTCGACATAACCGGTGAACTCGCCACCGAGCAATTGTGGCGGAAGGTTAGTGATGCGAACGGGTTGGCCCATAAAGATAGATAGCAGCGCATCGCGGTCGCCGTTGTCCATCTCTGGATTTTGAATCGGAAAGGTGATGGATTGGAATAGGTAACGAGGATAGGCGCGAAGCTGTATTACTCGATCCGCCATATCTTCGACGTCTGCCGCGCTCTTGACATAGCTTGAGAACTGCTCCGCATAAAGGCCATAGGTGGCCTGTGAGTCAGAATCTTGGGCGATATATTGGCTGTTAAAGTTGTTGCCGTAATCAATGATAACTTTATTGGCTAATTCGCCCTGTCGCTGAACAATTCCAATTCCTGCGCCAATTGCGTGATTGGCATCGAGGTCGGTGTATCCGTTAGCCACAAGGTAATCCTGCCGATGGCTGGCGTCAGCGTAACCGATAAGGCCATTGGCATCTTCATATAAATATCCAAGAGCTGAGGAAGCGATTTGATTGGCGATGTTGGAAATCACCGCGTCGGTAAGTTGGCGACTTACCATCGTATATTCACCGGCATCAATATCACCTAAACCAATATTTTCAGCATTAGCCCAAGTCTCTGTCGGATCATAGGTATTCCAAGTTTCGGCAGCTGGGACTTCGTTCCAAGAGTTGAGCAGTAAATCGTCGAGCAAATCTTGTATCTGTGCGCCGTCTAATCCTTCGGCTAGGTTGCCATCAAAGGTTGCCCTTTGTAATCTGCTAAGAGGGCCAATGGCTGTGATGTTAATCGTTGTAACTGCCGCAGCGTTACCAGCTGAGGTGACGACTTGGCGAACGTCCGAGATGCGACCGCCAAAAATAGGCACATAAGTAGCGGAAGTATTTTGAACTTCGATGAGGATTGAGGTATTGACTGTGAATGAATAAACTGTGTTATCGGTGTTAATAAGACGAAGTGAGCAATAACCAGCAGGGGTTGGCGAGTTGATGTCGGTTCTGCCTGTTGTAATTTGTAGGTCAGCCAAAGTGACTGAGGTGACCTCTGTGCCATTGGCTTTAATTCGCCATACGGGTGTCCAAGCTGTCATAAGATCTGGGCGTTAGACCTTAAATCGCCAGCGCCAGTTGTGCCGCGATTAGTGGAATTGTTGAGGGCTAGAACGACTGCTCGGGTGAAGCCTTCCTCGTCAATAACGCTCGGAGCATTGACATTAATAACAACGTTGCCCTTTTCTTCACCAGCTCGAGCAGCTGCTACGTCAAATCGGCTTCCGACTGTGATTGGTGCGCCAGCAGGGCCGCCACTTGGGTAGGTTGGCATTACTCCCGTCGTTGCCGTGACCTTTGGCGTTGCGGTCGTTGTCGTTGTTGTAATGGCTGGAATTTTAGGAGTCGGGGTTGTCGTTGAAGCGCCACCGGTGCTCATTGAGATATTACCCATTGGGCCAGTTGATGCGCCTGTGCCTAGAGTCGGTATTGTTTTAATATCTGGCAGAATTGGAATTGCATTGTAAGCGCGGATAACTGCGTTGATTGCGTTAATCGCATCGTTCACTAATCCCTTAACCTTTGTAACAACAGTTCCGATGATATTGACAACGCCGCCGACAGCCGTTCCGACACCTTTGATAGCAGTCATTAGAGCGCCTGTGAATATAGGAACGATGAAGTCTTTGGTGAATTGCCATAAATCGCGCAAGGCTTCTTCATTATTTTTGAAGGCTCGCACAATCGGATCAATAGCCGCAGACTTAGCTTCTTGGAACTTTGGAATAACTGTGTTAATAAAGTAATCGAGAAGATTCTTCAAGGTTGGCAATAAAGCTGTACCGATAGATTCTTTGGCTTCATCAAAGCCCACTCGGAGTCGCTGAATTTGTCCTTCGAAAGTATTGGCTTGAACTTGGGCAGAACCACCAAAGGTGTCCGACAATTGCTTAACTGTGCCTTCAAATCCGAGAGTCTTGGCTTGTGCTGCGGTGATGCCCACACCGAGACGGGTTAAAGCGCCATTATTGCCTTCATAAGCCTTCGCTAAAGCATTAGAAACTGTCTCTACATCTTTGCCGGTTGCAGCTGAAATATCTAAAGCGAGCTTGAGAAGATCTTGGGACTTGGTGACGTCTTTTGTAGCCACAGTCAAGCGCTGAAGCGCTGGGCGAAGTTTGTCGTCCGCTACACCGGTAGCGAGTGAGGTCTTAAGTATCTGTTCTTCAATAGCAACAATTTGTTCATCGGTAACGTCGGTGACGTTCTTGAGAGCTGTGGCGAGACGCTTTTGAGCGGCTTCATCTTCAATGGCAGCCTTAACGCCCTCGATGGCTAACTTGCCAGCATAGGCAGCAGCCGCAGCGGCAGCAGCAGCGAAAGCGGCAGCAGCGACCTTGCCGAACTTCTCTAACTTACCGCCAAAGCCTTCAACCTCTTTTGAGCCGGTGTCTAAATTTTTTTTAAGGTTATCAACGTCCGCAAGAATGGATAACTTAAGCGTTCTACTTCCAGCCATTATTTATCCCACTCCTTCAAAATCTTTGAAAACGCTTCTTCCCATTTCTTCACTAGTTCAGGCTGAATTTTGCGAAGTGCTGGATAGATGAAATAGCCAGAATTTCCTCGCCCCTTGCGTGGGGTGCGTCGTGGGAACTGACGATAACGATTAGATCCGAATTCGTAACCTGCCCAGAGGTCTTTAGTTGATCCTCCACCAGAGAAACGCTGA